ATAAACAGGTGCTAAAACTTGTTGACCCAAAGAGTTTACAGGTATCTGACCTGGAGGTGATACTAAATAGGTTGGTTCCCTTTCAGGACTACCAACATAATATGTTCCGTTACTAGCATTTCGAGCAAAACCACCCAAAATAGCATTACCTAAGGCTGAAATGATACCAGTACCACCTGTATTATATTGTGGTCTGTATCTGTTTAAATCCAAGTTATAGGTTAGTTGAGCTCTTTGTCCAGCACCTGTAAAGTCCAAAAATAATTGTGATGGAGACTTAGGTCTCGGGCCTCGTAGTCCAAACAATCCCCCAACAATTCTACCCGCCAATCCTTGTTGTGAACGAACCAGTGATTGTGTAGAGTCAAAATCTCTTTGAATATTATCTTGATCAAAGTAATCCCCTGGAATAGGTGAGAATGGTAGTGTGAAACCAGCAATTCTCTGAACAATATCTTGACCTTGTGACAATATGGTCCCACCCCCTGAGGTAATTCTCCAATCTCTATCAATAATAGGTCTTCTGCCCGCCAAAACTTGTGACAAGTTAACGGGATCCTGTAGAGCATTTAGGATATTTACTCTACCAATAGTTTCTGATCTTACGTTCTGATCAACTCTTTGCTTAAAACTATATTTGGCTCTTTCTGCCGCGATTTGCATCATCCTCGAGTCATCAGACACTGGACCATTATCCCCAAAAGGATCCGCCTGTAAAAGGATGGCAAAAGGTGAGTATGATGATGGTTGGAAACTTGGTGGTTCCCAATAGGTCGCATTTCTTTGTACACGGATTATATCACCAATGTCATAATATCTAATGAAACCTAAAGGTGGTGTATATTCATTTTTGATATATTGTGCCTTCTGAAATGTTGCAGAATAAATCTGAAGGGCTTGGGTATACGGAGGATATGCCCCGTATGGACCTTGATTGGATAAATTTTGTGCCGTATTTATCAATCCATCTATGGTTAGTACATAACCACCGTCTGGACCGAATTCATTTTTTACACCCAACTGATTGACAAATGGGTTCGCATCGATTAACACATCAGGAGAATCTAGAACATTGAAATCATTTTGCAGTAAACTTCCTGTAGCGGGTTGTGATGTGGGGACAAACACACCCGGTTTGGTGTAAGGCTTTAAATTTCTAAGAAGTAATTTATCTCTTAGAAATTTGGTTGCGGCAAATGATAATGGACTTGGCATTCTCTTATCTTATTTCTATAAATAGAATATATTTGTTTTTTTATTTAGTAGCGAAGTTCGGAAGTGCGGAATATTGAGGTTGGCTCATAGCATTTTGTAGGGCGTTCTGATTGAGTTTTTGGAAGGTAGGATTTTGGAATAAATCGTAGGCCATTTGGTCTGTGATTGTAAATGTCTGTGGTGTACCCGCCGGAGTATTCAAAGTAACATTCACATTACCTTGGTATTTTATTTCTGAAAACTCCACTTTTGTGGCACTTGGCACAATTTTCACTTCGGGTTTAGTCAATTCACTATCTTCAAAAAAGAAATTTTTTGCCTTTTCACCAAGTACATTTAGCCCATCCATGGCCGCTTGAGCACCTTGCACAACTAAATTACCTGATGATACATAATTTTTTGCAATCTCAGCATAAGGAACGTTTCCAAATATTTGAGCAACATTCACAGCACCTTCTTCCAAATCGGTTATAGCACCAGTAATGACACTCGATAATTTAGAAAAACTTCCTTCACCACTTATAAGTTCGTTGAGACTACCTCCAAAATCTTCCAAGAACTTGTTTATGTTTTCTTGAGCACCCCTTTGGTTACCTAATGACTGATCCACACCAACTCTGATCCCTGAAATACCACCCCTAATAGCTTCTCTAACATCAGTAAATGCACGAGAGGCTGCGGTCGGTGCGGTGAAGGAAGCTAAGAATTGTTGTATTGTGGCATTCAATAGTTGTGATTCCGTAAGTTGTGCCGCAGCAAGTTCTTCAAGTGTTTTTGGTTGTTGAGATTCTTTTAGTGTTTCGATGTCCTTTGAGTCTATTTCAGATATCAATTTTTCATCTTTACCAATCTTGACTACAAATTCTCCTTTTTCCTTACTGAATGTGGCTACGTTCGCAATAAATTGTTTTGAGTCTTCATCAATACCGGCAACTCTGAAATCTTTGGCAATCATGTTCAGTTTCTGTTGTCCGATCGACATTTTCACCAACTCATTGTAGGCAATTCCAGTTTCTTTTTCAATTTCCCTAAGGTCTCGTTTAGCATTTGGAAATACTTTGAACTCTTTTGTTGTTTCATCAAAGTAGGTAAATTGTTCAGTCATTTTACCTACTTGACGGTTCAACTCTTCAACATCTTCAGATGCCAAATACATAAGTCTGAACGGATCCGCTAAGTCACCAACCGCAACTCCGAGTCTTTGGAATGTCGCAACAGCTTCTATGGCACTATCTGGATTGAAGACTCTCGCAGCGAAGTCGAATATTTGGTTCATATCTACACGAAGTCCTGCAGCGGTTGCCGCCATTCTAGCTAAACCTATAGCACCATTTTGGAATCCAAATTCATTTAGTCGTGACAAGTTTTGTTGTACTAAATTGAATACCGTTGTGGTGTTTACACCGACTCTTCGAGCCGCATCGACAGCCCCTTCTATATTATCACGAACAAAACCCGCAGAAATACCAGCATTTTCGAATGAAGCCACCATTTCTCCGACATTTTCCGCTGCGACTCCAACAGCTTTTGACGCAACAAATAAATCAGAAGTCTGTTCACCTAAAAGAATAATATTAGTTTGTAGTGCCTTGGTTACACCGAATTGTATATTTTGGACGTCAGCTAAACTACCTCCTAAACCAACTACTTTTGGTAACGCGATTGCGGTTTCTTCCCTAAGACCTTGGATCGCCATTTGGGTTTGACCCATAACTCCAGCTACCCTTGTACCGAACCTCGCAAAATCCTCGTCAAGAGTTCTCACCTCGTTTACCAAATTTCTGAACGAGTCCCTGACGGTTTTGTTGAAACTGTCAATAAGTTTTTGAGCATCCAATATTCCCCCGGTATTAGGGTTTGGTTGTGGTGGATTTGGTGGAGGAGTCTGCATAAATAAAATATCCTACATATAAATAGGATAATTAATCTTTTTGAAAACTTTGAACCACTTTATCTATCAAATACCTTCGTGAGTAGGTTGGGATAGAGTTAAAGTCACTCCAAGTGAAGTTCAAATGTTTCGCCAATATGTAAAATTCGTCTAATAGGTAAGCCCTATACTCAGAAGAAAACCCGAAAAAACTCAACCCCGAAGGTGATGTTCACATCTACCTTTTCTCCTGACGGGGCGGTTACACTTCTTGTTAGGTCCAAACGTGGTTCGTTCGCATCCAAGAAATTTCTGATGTATTTTGAATCCATAATCGGTAAAGACTCAACAAACTTGGAAATTACACTCATTTCTGAACTACCGTTCACAGATACAATTTGTTTCAATAATTTCCACGTCACCTTCGGAGCTACACGACCAACAGGATACGCTTCGGCTTGTTTGTTCATATCCATTTGTTCTTTGTATGTCAATGGTCGTAATTCTACTTGAGCACCTGTCTTGGGGAGTGTTGTAACAAAAGTCCCCTTTTCTGAGGGGTCGATTTCTCCTTTTTTGAAATCCAACTCATCCAACATAAGTGTTGTAGGGAATTTCTTACCTGTTTGGGGGTCAATTACTTGGAGTTTGTATTCAGGACCGAACGCGGTATTTCTCAAGAAAATTAGAATAGCTTCAATATCCCCATTCAACATATCATCAGGGCGAAGGTCAGGTTCATATACCTTACTTCTAATCAAAGTCATAATCATATCTTCAGCGGATGAAGAAATAATTACATTTTCATCAGCTGCTGTCAGATAACCCACTTTGATCGATTTTTTCTTAGATGTATAAAATTTACCCTCCGAAGGTAACTTTACAATATCGTGGGGTAGGGAAAAATCTTGTTGTCCGTAAATTGTTGTATTGTCCATAAAAAAAAACACAGGGAGTTAGTCCCTGTGTTTAATTATACCATCACAAAATTATTTATCAATAAAAAAGTAAATACTTTTTAGTACACCAAAATACAACGGTCCATTTGGAGTGTAGCATCAAGTGTTGCTAAAGTATCAGTACCGTAGTTTGCTTCAGACCAAGCGGTCTTTGTAATCATAGTTCCCTCGAGAATCCATTTTTCCACAACAACACCTGTTGGGTCTAACATCTCAAGGTCAACGTTTTTCTTGTAACCAGCTGCGTAACCCATACGACCTGTTACTGACTCCGCGTGTAGACGTACCCACTCCATAAGAGCTTGAGTTGCTGAAGGTCCGATTGGGTCACGGAATTTTACGTTGATTGAATTCCACTTAAATCTACCCGCCACAAATGTAGAGGTGTTTAAGAATGGAATTTCAACTGGGTTTATATCAATACTTGGACGACCTGTCGATTCAACAAACCATTCATTAATCCCCAAAGTGGAATCAAAACGAAGGATGAATCGGTTCGTTCTTTTTGGTTCGTATGGAACCGGCATTTTCATTAATAAGTCTGCCATGGTATATTATCTTTTTTTTCTTTTTATTTGTTTTCTATATAAATACTCTCTATATAAAAATTTTTGTCTTTACTTAATTTTGTAAAAATTTATAGTCATTAATACCTAGTCTTTATGCCTCCAGCAGTGGAATAAGTCTTAAGAACTGGTTCATCTTCAAAATGTTTCTTCATTACTTCTACATTTCTTATATCATCATCTGAAAATCCTATTTGAGGTATAAATCTGTTCTTTACATCGTCCTTTAAGAATACATTTTGTCCTAGTTGTTTTGCTTGTTGCTTTACATAGGAAATGAATTCTTTCATCGCCATAACTTTTAGTTCTTCAGGATTGGATGCCGAACCTTCACCATAGGTTACAGGATAGAACTTGATAAGGTCCATATATTCACGGATCATATCTTGTTTCCCTTTTTTTCCATTACCCACAAAGTCACGGAATTTTTTTAGATTCTTTATCAATAAATCTTTATTCAGACCCATATGGTCAGACACGATCATATTGTAAACCGCTTCTTTTAGTGTGTTTGGATTGTGTCCTCTTGCAGTAATAATTGAGAAGATAGATCCGTTATTTACCGCCTCAACAAAATCAGCCCAAGCCGGTCCGGGTTTTGCCCTCATACTGTCAATCAAAAACTGTTTGTCACCCTTTGTAGTGAAGTTTCTGAACGGATCGGATGCAAAACCAGTAATGGTCTTACCTTTGTAATTGAATGATTCCTTACCGATCTTCGTTCTATATTCCGCAAAATCTTCAGTAGACATACCGACTTCATTTCCGTCATCATCCTGAACGATAATCCTGGTCGGCATGAACATCAAATTGTCATCCCAATCAAAAGCATAGTACTTGAGAGTTGGCATCCCCAAATCATCAAATCCCTCTTCTAGTATTTTACTCATAAATTATTTTAAAGGCTATAGGTGGGGATTTCTCCCCACCTTTTTTTTTAGATATTTTCGAAAGAAGCTCCAGTCGGAGTAATCAAGAATTCAATATCAATGAATTCAAGAGCTTTCGTTGGTTTTAAGTAAATCTTACCCGACATGGTGTTTCTATCCAAGTCTTCTGGTGAGTTACTTACAGTGACACGGAAGTCATAAAGACCACGGTCTCTTCTGATTGCGTCAAGGATAGGGTTGACTGAGTCAAGGAAATCCTGACGAACCTTAGCGTCATTTTGTTCAAACAACAATCTAACCGCAACTGCCGAGATCAACTTACGTGCCTGTAGTAACAATCTTCTTACGTTGATTCTGTTAAGAGCAGTGTCAGCGATTTGAAGGGTCTTGTTACCCCAAATTACAGTGCCTACGTCAGAGAAGGTAGCGATTGGGTTAATACGACCTTGGTAAAGAGTATCTCTTTGGTCTTGTGTTAGTTTGATACGTGCCTTGACAGCATTTACCAAACCTCTTGTGTAACCCGCAGTTGCGAACCAAGGGAATGAGATGTTATCTGTAAGAGCCAAGTTTCTACAAACCTCATTTGTTGGTGGGATGTATATTTGGGTGTTGTTTACAGTATCTCTAACCAAGATCCATGGGTAGTAGGTTGCTGTATAGTTTGAATCAATTCCTGTTTGATCAAGTCTATCAACCGCTTGAGTTGGTGGAATAATGTTGTCCGTTTGGGTTGGTATATAAACATTACAATCAGGTGTGGTAACAATATAAATTGAATCAGCTCTTTGGAATGTAACCATATCAATCGCTTGTTCAACCAAGTTACTGTTGTTTACGTAATCAATACCTGGTGTTGCGAATACGTTGATGTTTACCGCTTCAGGGTTATTGAATGTTGCGATACCTAACAAGTAAGCGTAGTAGTCCGAGTTAGAGAATTCTGCAAAACCTTCCTGTGTTGTGGTCTTAAACGCTCCCCATCCTGTTGCTAAAGGATAACGAGTTGAGGGACACGCTCCTTTCTGCCATAAACTACCACCAATCATATATCGGTCGTCATTTGTTCTATTTTCTCTGTAGATGTCCCAACCATCAAAACCACCTTGTAACAAGAAAGAATATTTTCTAGCTTGGATAGTGTAGTAGGGGTTAGTAGGATTCTGAGGATCAGATTGGAAAGATGCGTCTCCACAATCAAATGCTGGTGTTCCTGCAGTAGGTCCAGTAGTAATGGTCACAACTGTCGCACCTGAGTCCATGTGGAAACCTTTAGTAACGTAATTCCAACGTAGAGCGTCAGTTTCAATACACAAGTTACTCGGAACTTGCTTTCCTTTGTATTGATAAAAATCAGGGTCATATCCAATTTGTGATGATATTCCCAAGAAAGTACGTCTTACGTTGTCCCCCGGAGAAATAATTGGGTTAGGTCCTGCGGGTACGTTGAAAGGTGGGTTACCAACAACTTCACCCGGAAAATCATACGATGTTTTATAAACAGGATATGGTGGAGTTGCGTTTCCGTACTCACGAATTACATAACCCTCGAATCCACAAGGAAGTGCGTCGATCGGAGCTGTCTCGTTCAATTCCAGCATAATATACTTAGAATTCAACGCGTACTCCCCGTCCGCGGTACCCACTTGTACTCCAACATAGTTGTTGTTACCTGGATCCATACTACAGTTAGTGTACTTCTCTAAGTAAACTGGGTTAGCGTCAGTATCGAAGAAACTTCTAACACCAAGATCAAACGTACCATTGTTAAATGAAATGTTTTGAATTGAGATTTTTATTTGTGTGTTTGCCGTGTTACCATCCGCAATTGAAATAACTTTGAAAAGTCTATCTACTGTGGTACCACGGAGTTCAGAAACAACCCATGGAGATTCAGGACTTTGATATTTTTCAAGATAGTAAGCAATTGTATCAGTATTTGGTGAGTATCTCAGACCAGGTAAAGCTACAAAAGTAGAATTCAATCCACGGATGAGACCTTTGTTGTAACCCAAGTTTAGCATGTTTTGGAATGTTTCCTCAACAAACAAAGGAACTTCATTTCTTGGTTTACCGAAATTAGTACCACCGAAAACTTTAGTAATATAATTTTGGTCGGAAGAGTTAAGGGACGTTGTGAACGCAAAGTCCGTACCGTCAGTGGTCATACCTGAAATGTTGAAAGTAGCGTATGGACTTGAGCTAATTCCTGAGTATATACCACTATTATCTATTATAACATCTGTCAAACCTGATACAGTGTATTGAGGACCATCGTTAGACCCACCATATAAAGAAATTCCACGAGATCTCAGTGTAGCAACAACAAGGTTATTCCAATCTGCGAAAGCAGTACCAGAATAACTGTATATATTACCCGTTACAGTACCTGAATAACAACCCGAACCTAAATCTTCAAAATTGTTTACAATACTATAGAAAGAATATCCTGAGTAGTTGTTACCAGTAGTTATGTCAAAATTAGAGTAATACCAAGCATCATTATTTGGTGAGGTGTAGTCGGCAACACTTTGTGAAAGTCCAGACACACCGAAAACGTTAGTTTCTGCGGTATAAACGGGTGACAAGAAATTGTAAGCCGCATCAGTCACAGTACCAAAGTAAGAAATTGAAGAACCTGAACCAACTCCACCATTATCAATCAAGTCTAATAATTGGTTATTCAAGTCATTAGAAATTGTTGTTTGTGAACCATTCAATTGAGTGTAAGGTTCTGTTAGGTTAGCGTTTATAATTGATGGAAACGCAGTTATGAATGAAACCGCAGTATCACCGGTACATCCTGAGAAATCAACTGACCAAGAAATCGGTGCTCCATTAAAACCAATTGAAGATCCGTCTACGTTAGCAATTGTGGTAATAGACCAAGAAGGTCCTGCATCATAACCAGATAAACCCAATACTCTTGTTACGAATAGTTGGTTTGATTGTTGTAAATAAGATTTAGCGATATATGCCAACTCGTATTTTGGAATTTGTGTATTGACAAATTTCTCGGGTAAAGTACCTCCGAAAAATGCCTCGAATTCATCGTAGCTTGTGATGAAAATAGGTTCAAATGCTGGACCCGTGATTGTTTCACCAACCAATCCCAAAGTTGTTACACCAACACTCTGAGATACGAAACTTAAATATCTCTCAGAAGTGTAAACACCCGGAGAAACAAATATTTTATTTGATACTGCCATTTTATTTTATGTTCAATAAAATTTATTTTTATTACATAAATATTCAGCAAAAAGACAAAAACTTTACTTTGTCTAATCTATTTATAAAATGGGTAGATTTTATTCTACCTTTTTTCTACCTATGGATAAAACAATCAAGAACCTCAAAATTTCAATAGAAACTCATAAAGTCTTAAAAGATTATTGTGATAAGAAAGGTATTAAGATGTATAGATTCTTAGAAAACCTTATTTTAGAAAATTGTAAAGAAAAAACTGACATTTACGGAGAATCATAGTAACTTGATTCCATATTCTATTTTAGATTCTATGGAAGGATCTAAAGGCACTATATCGATTCTTAAGATATCGTTTGTGTTCACTTGAATAAAATTAACGTCAGTACCGTAGAAGTCCTCGTTGATGTAAATTTCAGATGATTCAATATTATCATTGGCAAGTAAAAAGAAATCACCAGTGTAATCAACTAAGATTGACCTTGAGGTAACACCTGAATTGAATAATATATTTTTTTGAATTTCATCAGGATTTTCTGGAAACTGATTTCTTCTCGATTTTTTTTGAGTTAGGTTCACTTCAAACGTATTGAAAACTCGTGAGACTGCGGGAGCAACTTCGAACTCTTCTTCATCCAACAGGAAGGCTAACATAGTAAATTCGTAATTTTGAATATAAAATCTCCTACGACCTACATCAACAACAGACTCATCACTAATGTTATTCAGAATAATTGGGATATAATGTCCATTTATTTTTCTATAGGCTTGTCGGGACGCAAATGTTTGGATTACATTCTTATTGAATTCATTTAGTTCACGCATTCTGTTACTCAAAAGTTTCACATTATATGTGATATCAACAGGGACAGGTTGTGGGATTTTATATATATCCAACCCTTTTACATTACCATTCCAAGTAGGAACTGCAGAATAAAAATATTCTTTTCGGTTTGGGATATTATAAATAATGGCCGGATTACTACCATATTTTACATCAGGATTTCTAACAGTGGTGATAAACGGTAGTTGAGGATTACCATTTAAATCTTGGAAGTCCCATGTCTGAGTAAATTGGGACCAGTTTTGAGTCGTGATAATAATATCAACAGGCGGGACAATTTGACCTTCAACAATAGTTTGTAGATCCTCTTTTACAAAATCCAAAAAACCACGGTCTAAATCCGCATGTAATAATGACTTCGGAAGATAAGTTCCATCTTCTGTAATATATTCTAATAATTGTTCCCTCCTTTGATATAATATTTTCTCAGGAGTAAGATTTATTGTTGGAATAACTTTTTTTCTAGGTAGTGCCATTATAATCCTCTAAATTCATTTTCACTAACAGGAGTCGCCGTGTATGAAAAATAAAAACCTTTATACCCACCGTACGTGTGTTTATTATCCCAATCAGGAATACCCGCATCAACAATTGAGTAATAACGTACTTGATCCTCAGTTATCCAATACCCAATGTAGTCACCCAAATCAATATTGACTTGTAAGTCCTCGAGTTCTTTCTTATAAACGCTAAATCGTAACAAACCGGGTTCATTCTGAATAATTTTGGAATTACCCAAAAATTGTTCGGTGGCTTCTTCAATTCGAAGGTAAACGTTTATTGAGACTGGTGCCAAAAACTGAATACCATCTTTCACAACTTCACCATAAACATCATCGTTAACGGTTTTGGTTCTATCCACTTTGTATAAAACAACTTGGAAATTCATATCTCCCTCCAACCATTCACGACCCATACCAATATCCAAGGCAAAGTCTTCACCCCCGAAGAATTTACCCAATCTTGTAATAGGAACTTGTCTCTGTGCCATCTTACTTGATAAATATAACATAATTCATTATCTTTTTAGGTATTGGAAGAACAAACTAACATATCATCAGTTGGGGTTTTAGAACGTAAAGCCTTGGAGTTATTGGAAAAATACGATGGTGCCAATAACTATATTTTGCGTTTAAAAACTAAAATGTTGGACAATTCTAAATTTTATCCGACAAGATCCCAATCAGAATATATTATAAATTTCCATTCTAGAGTTCCGAAGGTTGCCAAAAAATGGGTTGATTTGGACCCGTATTTTGCCCAAAAATTTGCTGATGATAAATTGTTTACTACCATTCCTCAGCAAATTTACATTGAAAAACTTCTTGTTGAGAAGGACACTTCTTATCACATTTGGGGTAAGTTTTTTGAAAAAGATTTCGTCCATGATTTTTGGATACCAAAAGTTGCTTTAGTTAGGGACAATACTGTAAAGAATGTTGAGATTGATTATTCAAAGTATTCTCATCGTCCTCCATTAGAGCATCAGAAGGAGGCTATTCAAAAACTATGTGAAAACAAAAAAATGATTTTGGCTGATGATATGGGATTGGGAAAGACCACATCTACCATTATCGCAGCATTGGAGACGGGATCAAAGAAAATTATGATTATTTTTCCAGCATCTCTAAAAATAAATTGGCAAAGAGAGATTGAAAATTATACCGATCGATCAACATCTATTATTGAGGGTAAGAAATGGGAAGACTCCGATTTTGTCATAATAAACTACGACATCATTAAAAATTTCCACAATGAAAAAAATAAAAAAGAGTCAGTTATTCTTAATTCTAAGTTTGATTTGGTCATTATCGACGAGGCCCATTACATTCAAAATAAACAAGCCCAAAGAACCAAACTCATAAACGACTTCGCGTCTAAAGTTGAACGACTTTGGTTATTGACTGGTACCCCCATCACAAGTCGTCCTATAAACTACTACAATCTTCTCAATTTAATTGACTCACCCGTTGCGGTGAATTGGATGGCGTATGTCAAGAGATATTGTAATGGATTTCAATTCCGAGCTGGTAAGAGAAAAGTGTGGAATGTCAGTGGAGCGTCAAACTTGGAAGAACTCCGAGATCGTACTAAACCACAAGTTCTTCGTCGTCTAAAGGAAAATGTACTTGACCTTCCCGATAAAATTATCACACCAGTATACCTGAGACTTCGTTCTAAACAATATGAGGAACTAATGGGTGACTATTACGATTGGTACGATAAAAGTGGTGAGGCAGACTCTTTGACACTTCAGTTTACCAAATTGACCCAAGTTCGTCAGTGTATCGCTCAAGAGAAAGTATCCTCAACCATTGAACTGTGTGAAAACATTATTGAACAAGACAAAAAGGTAATTGTCTTTACCAATTTTACCAAAACCCTCGAGATGATTTTGGAACATTTCGGAAAGAAGGCGGTTAGACTTGATGGATCGATGAACCAAAGAGAACGACAAGAGGCTGTCGACAAATTTCAAAATGATGACTCGGTAAAAGTATTTGTGGGGAACATCAAAGCTGCCGGTACAGGTATTACCCTAACATCGGGTGAAGCGATAGTTATGAACGATTTATCGTTCCTTCCATCAGACCACTCACAAGCGGAGGACAGAGCATACCGCTACGGACAAAAAAATAATGTATTGGTTTATTACCCCATTTTCGACAACACAATTGAAGGGATTATTTACGATATCCTACGTAAGAAAAAGGATATTTTTGAAACCGTGATGGGGGACAAAGAATCAACGGGAGACTATGTTGAAGAAATTCTTAAGTCGATCAATAGTAGAAGATAATAAGTTGGGGGTATTTATAATTTATAAAACTATAGTACCCGAGATATGAGAAATCTTAAAAAGAAGATTCATGATATAGAACAGAACCTTCAAAACAAACAAACCATCAAAGAAGAATCCCTTCACGAAGCCAAAAAAATTAGAGCAGAAAAACTACCTTACGGATATTCAGCACTTCGTCAATTCATTGACCCTGAAACGATGAATATCCACTACAACAAACATTATAAAGGTTATATTAGCAAACTCAACGATGCTCTAGAAGGAAAAGACTTGGGTGATATTTCACTCGAGGAAATTATCAGAACAATCGAAAGATATTCAAAGGTTGTGAGAGACAATGCTGGTGGAGCCTTCAACCACGCGATATTTTGGAAAATGTTGTCCCCCACCGAAATGGAACCAAAAGGTGAAATCCTAAAGAAAATTGATTCGAATTTCGGGTCATTATCTGAATTCAAAAAGAAATTTGAGGATTACGCAAAGAAAAGATTCGGTTCAGGGTGGGTATGGCTTGTTCTTACCAAAAGAGGAACTCTGA